TTCACAACGCAAAGTTTGACTTAGCTTTCTTTGAGTATCATTTTAACTTTAAATTTCCAAACTTCCATGACACTATGTTACTCCATTACTGTCTGGAAGAGCAACCAGGTACACACGGACTAAAACAACTGGCTCTAAAATACACTCCTTATGGAGACTATGAGAAGCCTATGCACGACTGGATAGATCAGTATAGAAAATCTCATGGTATTTTAAAGAATGATTTTCAGTGGGATTTAATACCTTTTGATGTTATGAAAACATATGCTGCAATGGATGCAGTAGTAACATTACTTGTTTTTGAAAAGCTATACCCTGCAGTTAAGAAAAATCCTAAACTATGGGGTGTATATGAAAACATTCTTATACCGGGGTGTCGTTTTTTAACAGACATTCAAGATCATGGAGTACCTTTTGATCACGATAGATTGTATAAGGGTAGAGAGCTGATGCAGGCAGATATAGATAAAGCAGTTGCAAGACTATATGAGTTTGAAGAAGTAAAAGAGTTTGAAACAGCAAAAGAAAAAGAATTTAACCCAAACAGTACAGTACAGCTTAGGTCATTACTATTTGATTTTATAAAGCTTCCGCCAACAGGTAAAAAGACAGGCACAGGTGCAGACTCTACAGATGCAGAAGTGCTTACCAAATTAGCGAAGCAACATGAAGTACCTAAGCATATTCTTGATATAAGAAAGAAATCAAAAATCAAGAATACTTATTTAGACAAAATATTACCACAATTAGATAGAGATAGTAGATTACGCACAGGGTTTAATCTACATGGCACGACATCTGGTAGACTATCTTCTAGTGGGAAAATGAATATGCAACAAATCCCAAGAGACAATCCTATTGTAAAAGGGTGTATTCGTGCTAAAAAAGGAAATAAAATTGTTGCAATGGATTTAACAACCGCAGAAGTGTATGTGGCTGCTGTGCTTGCTAATGATGAGAACCTGATGAATGTATTCAGGAGTGGTGGAAACTTTCACTCTACTATCGCAAAACTGGTATTTGCTCTACCATGCGAGGCGGACGAGGTGGCAGAATTTTATCCAACACAACGACAGGCAGCGAAGGCTGTCACCTTCGGCATTATGTATGGTGCGGGGGCAAGTAAGATTTCTCAGCAAGTCACAGCAGATTCTGGAAAGTACTTTAGTACAACAGCGGCGCAAGAAGTTATTGATGATTACTTTAGACAATTCCATAAATTAAAAGCATGGATTGCAAAAAGTAGTAAATTTATTATGGATAATGGATTTATCTATGGTGCGACAGGCAGAAAAAGAAGATTACCTAATGTTACCTCTGATAATAGAGGAATACAAAGTCATGAAGTAAGGTCTGGACTAAACTTTTTAGTTCAATCTGTAGCCTCTGATATTAATTTATTAGGAGGCATTGATATGAACGAGTATATTAAAAGTAATAATATGAAGTCAAAAATCTTCGCCTTAGTTCATGACTCTATTTTAGCTGAAGTACCCGAAGATGAGATAGAAAAATATTCAGAGAATTTACAACGATTTATCCAACAAGACAGAGGATTTAGTATACCAGGCACACCAGTAGGATGTGATTTTGATGTACACGATGATTACTCTTTAGGAAAGTTTAAAAAGATGTATGATATATGATAAAATCAAATTCCCTCTTTTTGTAGTACACACAGACAATATATTAGAGTCTGATGGACTGCTTTGGATAGATGACAAAATATTAGATGATACTAATATGAAAGGAAAAACCTTAGGAGTACGGAGACTTCAATCTCCTATGAAAAGTATATATCCTTTGAAGTATATGATAAAAGATATACCAGCATACTTAAAACATCAAGGAAAACATTATATAGATAATGTGGGCTATTTTTTTACAAAAGAAAAAAGTTATAGTGCACAATTAAAATACCATAAAATTTTACGAGTAGACAAAAAAATTATAGCCAGCGTGCTATGGATAAAAGATTGTCCGTTCCCGTTTACTCTTGATAGACCCCTAAAAAGCTCGGAAGCTTGGGCAGGGATTCTCTATAGGGACGGACTACCGTGGGTATTATATAGTACCTCTAGTAAAAAAGAAAAGGACTCTTGGAGAAAAATATGATACAAATTTTTAAATCAATAATACCTAAAATGGCTTGTAATACAATTATTAGGCAAGGCTTAATACGTCCTCAAATAGACGCGGGCGTTGGTAAAAACAATAAAAAATCAAGTGGTAGATCAACTAAAGTTTCTTTTATAGATAACGAATTCACTAAAAGTTTTATATATGAATTAGTTAAGTCTAACTATGAAAACTATATTATAGAAGAAGCGGAGGATTTACAGTTTGCAACTTATTCTGTTGGAGACTTTTATGGCTTACACAGAGATGCAAACAAAAAGAACGGCAGAGTACTAAGTGTTAGTATTCAACTTTCTGATCCTTCTGACTATGAGGGGGGTGATTTATGTATGCATGGTATTGGAGGTGCTCCATCCCCACTAGAGAATGCGCAAGGAACTGCTATAATTTTTCCTTCTAATTTACTTCATGAAGTAGAGCCTGTTACTAAAGGGATAAGACACTCATTAGTACAATGGTTTAAAGGACACACAAAATGAAAAAACAAAAAGCAACAGAATTATGGGGTAGATATAGAACAACTACTTACGATTGGTATTTAAAGTGGATAGCTAGTGTAATTATACTCTGTGCTATGTCTATAAGAGGAGTACCTCATCTAACAGAATGGGATCTAATGTTATCAACTATTGGAGTATTTCTCTGGTTGATAGTATCTCTTGTATGGAAAGACAGAGCTTTAATTTTATTAAATGGAGTAGGTTTACTATTCCTAGCGAAAACTTATGTAAGTATGTACTTGGTATGAAAGCAGTAATTAGTGATAGGATATATCTAGAAGTACTCCCGCATCAGCAGAAAGAGATTGATAAAGAATTAACATATTCTATTCCTTCTTTTAAATTTAGCGACCCGCCTTTAATAATAAAAAATATGGCATTACTCCGAAATGGATTCGTTGCTATACCTGCAGGCAGAACAGACTTAATTCCTGCAGATCATGAAGTAGTAGATAAACGAATTTTAAAACCAGAAAAGTTCCCAGAGTTTAAACTTGAACTAAGACCAAGCCAACAACAAGTATATGAGGAGATAGGTGACGGTGGAATTATTAACGCTTGGGTCAGCTGGGGCAAAACTTTTACAGGTTTAGCAATAGCAGGTAAGCTTGGTCAAAAGACTCTTATAGTTACCCATACCTTAGCATTGCGGAAGCAGTGGGAAGATGAAGTAAAGAAGGTCTTTGGATTTGAACCAGGAATTATTGGTAGTGGTAATTTCAAAATTTCCTCTCCTATTGTAGTAGGGAATATACAATCATTATACAGAAAAATTCCAGAAATAAGACAAGAATTTGGGACAGTCATCTTAGATGAGATGCATCACGTGTCTTCTCCCACATTCTCACGAATTATAGATAAAAACTGCGCTAGATATAAGATAGGACTTACAGGAACATTACAGAGAAAAGATGGTAGACATGTGGTGTTTACAGATTATTTTGGAAATAATATTTTAAAACCGCCAAAGGAAAACTTTATGATGCCAAAAGTACATATCCTACCAATGGATATACGCTTTATGGACGGAAATAGTATACCTTGGGCAAATAGAATAAATGAGTTAGCCTACAACCCAGAGTACCAACATTCAGTGGCTATGACTGCAGCATCGTATGCAGCCAAAGGTCATAAAGTGTTAGTAGTATCTGATAGAGTAGACTTCCTTAGGAACTGCGCGGAACTCACTGGTGATACCGCAGTTTGTGTGACAGGAGCAGTCCATCACGAAGATAGAGAAGGCATAATTAATCAGATTTTTGAGGATAAAGATGTTCTGTATGGGACACAAGCTATATTCTCAGAGGGTATTTCTCTAAATATCCTTAGCTGTTTAATCCTTGCCACACCAGTAAATAATGAGCCGTTACTTACACAGCTCATCGGAAGAATAATTAGAGATTATGAAGGTAAACAACAACCTGTAGTAGTAGATATAAACTTAATTGGAAAAACCGCAAAGAGACAAGCGGGTTTACGAGTGGGGTACTATATGAAACAAGGATATGAAATATCAACCCTGTAAGCACCTCCGAAAAATACTACTTGACACGAGTTTCAAAATTTGTTATAATATATGATAAAATATAATTGGAAAAAGATATTTCAAGAGACTGGCGGAGACTCCGCTAGCGTATTGACAATTATTCATCTTCTTACTTACAAAAGAATACCTCGGAGTAGAAAAGATAAAACCTACAAATACTTTGGAAAAAGTTTTGTTGGAGATAGTTTTCTCTTAAATCCGAGACAACTCTTAGTAGAAAGAAAAAATTATAGTAACAAAGAGGCAGCAGAGTATGTTGCCGTTGCTTCATTCCGAAATTATTTTAATTATAGACAGACAGGCGAGACAACACTAGAGTTGATACATCTCCCTGTGGACACAGAAATAGTAAATCGCAACAGATTGCTTTGTATAGAAGATGGTCTAGTACACTTTCTATATGAAGATAACGCTAATTGGAGAAAATAATGGCACTAAAGTTTAATGAAACTAAGGGCGGAGCCCAAAAAGATAAGATAGATCAATATCAATACACAGAAGGAGATAATATTTTCCGTCTGGTAGGTGATATACTTCCCAGATATGTATACTGGATTAAAGGTGAGAACAATAAGAATATTCCTATGGAATGTCTTGCTTTTGATAGAAATACAGAAACATTTAATAATATAGAAAAAGACTACGTAAGAGAGTTTTTTCCTGATCTTAAATGTGGGTGGGCATATGCAATTCAATGTATAGACCCTTCAGATGGCAATGTTAAAGTTGTTAATCTAAAAAAGAAACTCATGGAACAAATTATGGTTGCTGCGGAAGACCTCGGCGATCCTACTGACCCAGAAACAGGTTGGGATGTTCACTTCCAAAGAGTTAAAACTGGACCTATGGCTTTCAATGTAGAGTATAGGCTTCAAGCACTTAAATGTAAACCAAGAGCATTAAACGAAACTGAAACAGCTACAATTGCTGACCTTCGTTCTATGGATGATGTTCTAGCTAGACCAACCCCAGATGCTCAATTAGAGCTTCTACAAAGAGTAACTCAACCAGCCGACGGTGCTGATGCACCCGCAGACGTTGATTCTGAGTTCAACATATCTTAGGGGGTTGTCATGATGACAGTTGGAGATCAATTTCCAGACTCATTTGTATTAAATGGTGTGGATAGATATAACAATATGGTTAAGTTTACTGACAACGATCTTTTCGGAGATTGGTCAGTAATATACTTTTACCCAAAAGACTTTACCTTCATATGCCCTACAGAGATAGCAGCATTTGATGGTTTAGTAGGTCACTGCAATGTGATAGGAATCAGCGGCGATAACGAGTTTTGCAAGTTAGCTTGGAAAACAAGTGTAGGTATGATCAGAACTATTAAACATACCCTTGTAGCTGATTGTGGACTAGGACTTTCCGAAGAACTAGGAGTGGTCAATAGAGAAGAAGGAGTGTGCTACAGAGCCACTTATATTCTAGATGAAGAGGCCACTATTCAACATGTATCAATAAATGCATTGGATACAGGAAGAAATGCAGACGAAATTCTAAGGACGTTACAAGCACTTAAGGCTGGTGGATTAACTGGCTGTTCTTGGCAACCCGGAGAAGACTTCGTAGCATGATTCTATTTACAGCAGATTGGCATATCAAATTAGGACAAAAGAATGTTCCACTACCATGGGCATGTAGTCGCTATGATTTATTTTTTGAAGCAATTCATAACTTAGAGGAATTAGTAGACATACATATTATTGGTGGAGACTTATTCGATAGAGTACCTTCAATGGACGAACTGACACTATACTTTGATTTTATTAAAGATATTCAGATTCCTACTATCATTTATGATGGTAACCACGAAGCTACTAAAAAGAATAAAACCTTCTTTAGTAACCTAAAGAGAGCCACATCTGATGTAAACCCTCTTGTTGAGATTATAGATCAAACTAAAGAGTATGAATGGGGAACTATTCTACCTTATGCAGATTTGCATAAGAAAGGCTCTATAGAGAAGTGTAATTCCAACAAGCCTTTATATACTCATGTAAGGGGTGAAATACCCCCTCATGTAACTCCTGAGGTTGACCTTGATAGATTCAATCCTTTTCCTGTAGTATACGCG